GCAGAAAAAGTATTCGAAGAAAAAACAGGAAGAACATTACTATGTCATAAAGAAGCAACACCATTTGCTTTTGCAGGTCCTGATCAATTCAAACATGATCAGAGTATTGATATCTTAACTAAGTACAAAAGATATATTGCATCTAAACCTTGGGCAGCATCAAATTACCTTCGTAATCCATCACGCAAACCAGAGTGGTTATCATGAAGCATATTTTATTTGATCTTATTGATTGTCCTTATGATCTTCTAAACGAGGAAGAATTTATAAAAGATAGTTTATTAAATGCATCTGTTATTGCAAGATCACCCTATATAAAAATAGAGACACATAAGTTTGAACCACAGGGTGTGACTGGATACGCTCTACTTGTGGAGAGTCATATGAGTATACACACTTGGCCAGAATTAGGTCTTGCCAAGTGTGATATATTTTGTTGTGGAGAGAAAGCAAAACCAAAAGAGGCAGTAGAATATTTACATCGTCGTTTTAAATCTAAAGAAGTCAGACGATGGGTTTGTGATAGGTCTAGTAAAATTATAACTGTATTATGAATCACTCATCAAACAATGGTGACAAAATACCCAGATGGTTCTATAATACAGTTATTAGCATGGGTATTATGGTATTCATTGCCTTTGGTCTAATTTTATTTGGTATGTTATGAAGGAATTTGATTATGAACTCGATTACAGCAGAATTGATTTTACACTTGAAGAAAATCGCAAACTTTATCGCATTGGAAGGGGAGAGCAAGGAGTATTATTGGTACGGCCTTATACTCACGATATATGCCCTTTTTGGGTATTCAGAACACCAGAACTTGCATTAAAGTCTGCAAACTATATCTATGATATGTTTTGCGACTATAGAGAAAAACAAGATTTTATAGGTATGGATATGGCACGTAAGTTTCTTGAGATGGGTTTTACTCGTGCAAGACGATATGCGAATCATCGTGATGGTAATAAGTATGATAATGAGGGAAATGTTAAACCACAAGAACCTGATCATGATACTTGCGATAAAGCACGGTCTGCTAGGATATTCAAACAAATGAGAGATAAAGCTGCATATGATATTAAATATGTTACAATGAGAAAAGAATGGAGATCCAACGAATGATTTTTTCTGCTTGCCCACCAATATATCATCTACCTGGTACATGGGATGATCCTGCAAAGATTGCCAGATGTAATGATACACTTATACCACATATGCACTTAGGTCAAGGTGCAGCATTTGCTGTTTTTCTTGGTCTTGTGGTTTTTGCATTAATATGTTATGGTATATACATGACTTTTGGTTCTGGAGGAAAGGAACTGAAGGATGAAATTAGAGAACATGCTAGAATGCATGAACTCGGTATTGCTCATGGTCATGAAGGTCGTCATCCAGTGATGACACAAAGAGCACAAGAGCAAGACTATCCACAACATCATCATGATAAATAATGAGTGATTTTATATGGGTTGAAAAATATAGACCCAAGACAATTGATGAGTGTATTCTTCCTGAAGGTATTAAAAAAACCTTTCAGGATTTTTTAACCGCAGGTGAAATACCAAATATGTTATTGTCAGGTCCACCAGGTATTGGTAAGACCACAGTAGCAAAGGCATTGTGTAATCAATTAGGAGCAGACTATTATGTTATTAATGGATCTGATGAAGGACGTTTTCTTGATACTGTTCGGACGAACGCAAAGAACTTCGCATCTACCGTCTCTCTTACAAGCGAGTCGAAACATAAAGTCATCATCATTGACGAAGCAGACAATACCACTTCCGACGTACAACTCCTCCTTAGAGCGTCTATTGAGGAGTTCTCCAGAAACTGTAGATTTATTTTCACCTGCAACTATAAGAACAAAATTATTGAGCCATTACACTCTCGTTGCTCTGTGGTTGACTTTTCTATTAATAAAAAAGACAAACCAGCAATAGCAGCACAATTTTTTTCTAGAATCAATCACATACTCGAAGTCGAGAGAGTCGAATCAGATAAGAAAGTTATAATACAATTAATTAATAAACACTTTCCTGATTGGAGGAGAGTATTAAATGAGTGTCAAAGATATTCTGTAAGTGGTAAAATAGATAGTGGTATATTAGCAGCATTTTCTGATGTTGTTGTAGATGATCTTGTCAAAAATCTTAAACAAAAAAACTTCTCTGAAGTTCGTAAATGGGTTGTTACTAATTTAGATAATGATCCAACTGTTTTACTTCGACGCATCTACGATACTTTATATGATACAATGGTACCGACTAGTATTCCTGCAGCAATATTAGTGATTGCTAAGTATCAATATCAAATGGCATTCGTTGCCGATCAAGAGATAAATCTTTTAGCAGCACTAACTGAAATTATGGTGGAGTGTGAATTTAAGTAATGTCTTATAAAAATCTAGAAGAAAAAAAAGCAAAAGCAAAAATTTATTATCAAAAAAATAAAGAACATAAAAAAGCGTACTCTAAAAAATATCATGCAGAGAATAGAGAGAAAAAAAATGAGGCATGTAGAAATAGATATGCGAGAACTAAAGGTTCTACAAAAAGATCTTTACAGAGCATAAGTTTACCAGGTGAGATATGGAAATCTATTGTAGTTGATGGTAAAGTTCATGTTTGGTTTTCAGTATCTAACTACGGAAGAGTTGCATCTCATTATGGTGCTAAAAGAACAGGTATACCTGGTTTTAGGGGTCTTGATAGATCTTATGATCCAGATTATTGTAGATTATTGAAACCTGCTCCTGCATATAAAACTAACCATAATAAAGATAAAAAAACTGTTAAGGGAATTCCTGTGAAGGTTGGGGAAAAAATTATATCTGCAATGAGAATTTCAGTTAGATTTCCTTATGATTTTTTTGATGATATAAATTTGTATGGTTCTGAGTATAAGTATCCAGTTCAAGGAATGGTTGGTGCAGCGAATGGAAAGTGTGTTCAGAGAACAATAGCTATTCATAAGTTAGTAGCTAATACACATATGCCTGTTGATGAATTTCCACCAGAGAGATTATCTGATGATTATCCCTCTCTCCCAGAATCTGTAAAGCAGTGGATAAGAGAAACTGTGATTATTAATCACATAGATCATGATACATCAAATAATCATGTTGACAATTTAGAGTATGTGACTCCTAGACAAAACTGTCATGAAGCGATTAAGCATTATGGTGGTCATTTTTGTCCAGATCAATATTTAAAGCATCAAAAACCTGCTGTTGAAAAAGAGGAACCTAAATATGAAAATGCACTAGCAGAAATATTAGGTATTTAAATATGAATATATTCGGACTTATTGGAATCTTTACACTTCTATCTGGTATAGGATCTGGAGTTATGTTATACTTTATTATCATGGAGAATTTAAAATGAAAAAAATTTCTAAATTAAAACATCAAGTTAAATCTAACAAGTATTATCTTTTTTGGGGAATAGCAACTATTGCAGTTGTTATGGGACAATTTTATGTTGGAAATGGTTTCCGTAGAATGGCAGATACTAACGATACTATCTCTGCCGATATTAATTTACTTATAGAAAATATCATGTTTGCGATACCAAATCAAAAAGAATTAATACAAGATGATCCTATGATAATTAGATGACAAAATCTTTGAAGACACCATTGAGATATCCTGGTGGTAAATCAAAGGCAATTAAAACTCTTTCTCAATGGTATCCTAAAATTATTTCTGAATATCGAGAACCATTTATAGGTGGTGGTTCAATTGCGATTGATATTACAAAATCAAATCCAGATATATCAGTTTGGATAAATGATTTGTATGTTCCATTATATAATTTTTGGGTGCAACTCAGAGATCGAGGTGAAGAATTATCAGAGAGAGTTCGTGAAGAAAAACAGAATACTCTTGATGAGGGTGAACCAGATAAAGTAACAGCAAAGGCAAAGGATTTGTTTAATAAGTATAAAGAAGAGATTGATACTTATGATGACTTTGAAAAGGCAGTTGCGTTTTTTGTTATGAATAAATGTAGTTTTTCAGGACTTACTGAGAACAGTACTTTTTCACAGACAGCATCTAATTCAAATTTTTCATTAGTTGGTGCTGATAAGTTAAGAGATTTTTCAAAATTAATTCAACATTGGAAGATAACTAATCTTGATTATTCAGAAGTTATGAACGAAGATGGATCTGATGATACATTTGTATTCCTAGATCCTCCATATGATATTAAAGATTTTTTATATGGAAAGAATCGTGAAATGCATAAATCATTTGATCATAATTATTTTGCGTATCAAGTTTATAAATGTAAACATAAATTTATGATCACATATAATTTAAATGATAGACTGTGTGAATTATATAAAGATTACAATCTAAAAGAATGGAAACTTAGATATTCGATGGCACACCGTGGAGATAAGGGAACTGATGAAAATATAAAAACAGAATTATTAATTACTAATTATGACATACATCCTGTAACACCACTTGAACAACTATTTGTATAATGGAATTAAAATATTGGTTAAACTCTATAAATCAAACAAAGAAAAACTTGATAGATGAAGATCCATCAGTTGAGAAAGAGTATCCACCTTATATAATTAACCGTATCTATTCTGGTCATCTTGATGCAATCATGTTTGCGAATGAAATGAACATGTATAATTTTTTACCAAAGAAGATGCAATATGACTTTTTTATAAATAGCCTGAGAGTTAAGAAAAGATTTTCTCCTTGGCTTCGTAAGGATGAAATCAAAGATCTAGATTATGTAAAACGTTATTATGGGTATAGTAACGAAAAAGCAAAACAGATTCTTAAAATTCTTTCCAAAGAACAACTTAATTTTATAAAATCGAAATTTGAAACTGGAGGATCGAAATGAGTGTGGTTAAAGAACCAGAGGTGAATTGGACATCGGATCAGATGGTGGAAATTTCACTTGGTGAACCTGATGATTTTTTGAAAGTCAGAGAAACTCTAACAAGAATTGGTGTCGCATCAAGGAAAGAGAAGAAAATATATCAATCATGTCATATACTGCATAAGCAGGGAAGATATTATATTGTTCATTTTAAGGAATTATTTGCCTTGGATGGTAAACATGCGAATCTGACTGTAAATGATGTTCAGAGACGTAATCGTATTATTCAGTTGCTTGTTGATTGGGGACTAGTAGAAATACTTAACGCAGATAAAATACAGGATATCGCACCACTTAATCAGATTAAAGTTTTATCTTATAAAGATAAAGGTGATTGGGTATTGGAAACAAAATATAATATCGGAAGTAAAAAAAAGAAGGTCGACTAGGCATTTCTTTTTGTTAAGAAATCCTCATAAAAGAACGATTTTATCTCTAAATAATATTGTGGTTAGAAGGAGATTATGCCTATGCACAACTCAATATCATTCAATCATTTGAACTCTTGGGTGCCTTACAACAATCAACATCCCGACCCAGTAGATGAATATTTCGAATGTATGGTTGAATGTGAAGAAGGTGACAAGTCATGTGCACTAGAATGTAGAACACTCTTAGGATAGGAGAAAACCAATGAGTCCATAAGAAAGAGGGAGGGTTATCCACCCTCTCTTTTTTTGTGTTTTATGGTTAAATAGTATTGGATGCCGAAAGGATCCAAAT